GTTCCTGTTTCCTCTGCTTTAGTAATGCGCTGTTGCCCTTGTAATTGTTTAGCATCATTTAACCCTCGTAATAGTGTACTCATTAAATCCAGAGGCACGACCTGCTGCATGTGCCTCTGCCATTGTAGCATAGTATTTGCTATAATCAAACGTATAGTAATAGACCCTGTACATTATGCCACCTCGTCATAGTCTGAATCACATTCACTGGTTGAAGTCAACAGGCAATCAATACGCTCCTGTGACACTGTAAGCGCCTCGCATCCGTTCAGCCACTTGTTGATATGCTTTGTGGTGGTGACGCTGTACTTGGTGGCTGTACGTACCAGCGAACCATCAGTCAACCTTGCAGCTACTGGTGTTTCGTAGCTAAAAAATACCTGTGCAAAGCCCATATCTAACTCAGTCATGTTACTTCCTATTTGTTTAAGTTTCATCTTGTATTACCTCGTTTTGGTTTGGTTTAGTTGGTTTAATAATGCCCACTGTAGGCCAGTGGACACGATAAAACAACTATTATAACAATCTTATTGCGTCCTCCATCTCAGCGGGGTTTTCCTCTAGGTATTCCCACAAATCCTTATCTTCCTTCAGCTCCTCCTGTATCGTCTCCAATACGCACTCAAGTGCCGCTTGCTCTGACTTTATACCGTAGACTATGAAACAGTGGTAATCAATCCACTGGCCTTCTACAAGGCTACTGCACTGCATGTTAAAGGTTGCTCCTTCATTCCACTCCGCTCGGAGATGGTGGTCTACTACTTCAAATTCCCAATGTTTCATCTTGTAGTACCTCTATTGTTTGGTTTGCCCCTTGCGGGGCGTTGGTTGATTAAGCTAATAGAAAGTCTACGGCGCGGATTAGGTAGCTGTTGTTCCCGTTCATAGCCTTAAGGAATAGCACGTTATTATCATTAACAGCCTCGTATCCGTTGGCTACCTTGTTAACTGTTAGACCGGCAGCGCGTAAATCCTTGAGCGTTTGCTGTGTCTGTGGCTTAGTCCATATACGTGTGACTGTCGTGTGTCGCTTCTGAAACTTTAACATAATGTTATACCTTGTGCTGATTAAGTGTTGCGCTCGCTGCGCCCTTGTCTTGATGCTGGTTATTCTAAAGCATCGCCGCATGGTGTCAAGAACTCATTTGCATTTATTTACAATTAATTTTTACGTCCTACCTATATAGCAATGTTTAATAGTGTGGTCTAGTGTGGTCTAGTGTGGTCTAGTGTGGTCTGTAGGTATCTACTTAGACACTCACTCCTGACCCCTGTGGATAACCTGTGGTTATGTGGATAACCTGTGGATAACTTTTAGAGGGGGCCGGGGGGCCGGTTGTGCTATTGGTATTATCATGGGTACCCTCTGATATACAAAAAAGTGACCATTTAGGAAGGAGACGTGTGTTACCAAAAGTAACAGTATTGTGTGTAAATAGGTGGCCCGTAAGTCATTGATTTATAAGGGAGTTCGCGGGTACACTTAAGTACCTTAAAGGGGCAGTCTAAATTAATTAAAATACTTCTTGACTTCTAAGCTAAAATATGTTATAATATACCTATGTTATAAATTACTTCATTTAGTTATTAACATTAAGATATTAACAAAAGAACTTAACTAAAGGGTCTTAGGTATACTTAAGTATACTAAGGTAGCCCCATAGGAGTTATATTGACTGAGAAAAAAGTAAAGAAACAAGCCTCTGGTAAGAGGATTGGGCGTCCTCCTAAGTCTGAGGTTGTCAGCCGCAAGCGGGGAACCGTAGGGTCAGTAGGCAGACCTAAAGGTGACGCTGCTATCATCAATGAGTACAAGACTAGGATGCTTACGTCTCCTAAGTCTAAGAAGGTCTTAGAGTCTATCTTTGATGCTGCTCTGGATGATGAGCATAAGAATCAGGCTGCTGCTTGGAAGCTAGTGATGGATAGGGTCTTACCTACCAGCTACTTCGAGAAGGATGCAGCAGGTGGTAACAAAGGTGGTATCAACATCTCCATCACTGGTGTCGGTGGTGAGAAGACTGTCATCTCAGGTTCCCCTAGTGAACCTATAGAGGAAGGGAACTACACCGATGTATGATATCAACCAAGACCTAGATTACTTCACCAGAGAAGAGTTTGCCTGTCAGCACACAGGTGACAACGAGATTAAAGATACATTCCTATTGAAGCTAGACCTGTTAAGAGCAAGGTGTGGTTTCCCATTTGTTATTACTAGTGGCTATCGTAGCCCCGAACATCCGATTGAATCGAGAAAGGAGAAAGCAGGAACTCATGCCCAAGGCATTGCAGCGGACATTAAAGTTAGTACAGCACAACAGAGGTACACGCTGGTTGAGGAAGCTATCAAGATGGGATTTGGAGGCATTGGAATACACAGTGTGTTCGTCCATATTGATATGCGCAGTGTTGACGGTAATGCTAAACCTGTAATGTGGTTGTACTAGTTAGTGACTGACTTAAAGGTTGAGTTGCTACCTTGGCAACAAGAGGTCTGGAATGACGATGCTCGCTTTCAGGTAATAGCTGCTGGTAGACGTACAGGTAAATCTCGATTAGCTGCATGGAAGTTAATCATTGAAGGTTTGACTACGACTAAGGGTCACGTCTTCTACGTTGCTCCTACACAGGGGCAGGCTAGAGACATTATGTGGCAGACGTTACTGGAAGTAGGTAACCCAGTCATTGTGTCTAGCCATGTGAATAACCTACAGATTAAGCTAATCAACGGTGCTACCATCGCACTCAAGGGTGCCGATAGACCAGAGACTATGCGTGGTGTCAGCCTTAAGTTCTTGGTTATGGATGAGTACGCCGATATGAAGCCGGAGGTCTGGGAGCAAATCCTAAGACCTGCCCTAGCTGACCAAAAGGGTTCAGCGATGTTCATAGGTACCCCTATGGGCCGTAACCACTTCTACGACCTACATCAGTACTCTGTGCTGGCTAAGGATGAAGACTGGAGTGGTTGGCACTTTACTAGTTACGATAATCCTCTCCTAGATGAGGAAGAGATTAACGCAGCCAAGAAGTCGATGTCAGCCTTCTCCTTTAGACAGGAGTTCATGGCATCCTTTGAGGCAGCAGGTGGTGAGCTCTTTAAGGAAGAGTTCGTTAAGTTCTCAGAGGAAGAACCTTCAGATGGTGGTTATTACATTGCTGTCGATTTGGCAGGATTTGCAGATGTCCAGAAAGCTACAACTAAGACTAACCGTCTTGACCAAACGGCTATCGCAGTGGTTAAAGCAGGCACTGAGGGTTGGTGGGTTGCTAATATCATACATGGCCGATGGGGCGTCGAAGAGACTGCCAGAAGAATCTTTGAGGCAGTCAGAGACTACGAACCTATCTCAGTCGGTATTGAGAAAGGAGCCCTAAAGAACGCTGTGTATCCCTACCTGAACGACATAATGAAGAAGAACCAACGATTCTTTAGGGTAGAGGAGCTGACTCACGGCAACCAGAGGAAGATTGATAGGGTTGTCTGGGCCTTACAGGGTAGGTTTGAGCACGGTAATATAACACTTAATAAGGGTGAATGGAACGCTCCCTTCTTAGATGAGTTGTTTCAGTTCCCTAACAAGCTTGTTCACGATGATTTGATAGATGCACTGGCTTACATAGACCAGTTGGCTAAGATAGCCTACGCTATTGATTACGAAGAAGAAGAATACGAATTCCTAGACACATACGCAGGGTACTAAACTATGCTAGATTCCAACGAACCATTCACTATCGAAGAATCACTAGAAGGATGGGTAAGCAACAAAGCAATGTCTTGGAGAGATTACTTCGAGGCTAACTACTCACAGAAGTTCGATGAGTACTATCGACTCTGGCGTGGCCAGTGGTCTCCAGAAGACAAGACTAGACAGTCAGAACGCTCTCGTATCATCAGTCCAGCACTACAGCAGGCTGTTGAGTCATCCGTAGCGGAGCTAGAGGAAGCTACCTTTGGCCGTGGTAAGTGGTTCGACATCAAAGATGACTACATGGACAAGGATGAAGCGGACGTAATGATGCTCCGTAACCACCTAGAGTCCGACTTTAAGCGTAACAAAGTCCGTAAAGGTGTAGCTGAGTGTCTAATCAACGCTGCTGTCTTCGGTACTGGCATCGCTGAGATTGAATTGTCAACTGAAAAAGAATTTAAACCTGCAACTCAGCCCCTGATGGACGGAGAGCTGACAGCAGTAGGTGTAAACATAGTAGACCGTACCTGTGTTAAGCTACGACCCGTTATGCCACAGAACTTCCTTATTGACCCAGTAGCTACATCCGTTGATGATGCTCTAGGTTGTGCTGTAGATGAGTTCGTATCGCGTCACGTAGTGGAAAAGCTACAGGAACAGGGTGTTTATCGTGACGTAGAGCTACAGGAAGCTCAACAAGACTTCGATATTGAGCCTGACCACGACATACAGTCTATATACGAAGAAGATAAGGTACGTCTAACCAAATACTACGGTTTAGTTCCTCGTCACCTCCTAGAAGAGGCTATGAAAGACCCTGACGCAGAGGAAGAAGCAGTTAGCTTATCAGATGACGAAGAAGATGACAGCTACTACGTTGAGGCTATCGTTGTTATTGGTAACGACGGTGTTTTACTTAAAGCTGAAGCTAACCCCTACATGATGGGTGACCGTCCTATCATCGCATTCCCTTGGGATGTCGTTCCTAGCCGTTTCTGGGGTCGAGGAGTATGTGAGAAAGGGTATAACTCTCAGAAGGCGTTAGACGCAGAACTACGAGCTCGTATCGATGCTCTCGCACTGACTGTACACCCTATGTTGGCTATGGATGCCTCTCGTATGCCTCGTGGTGCTAAACCAGAGGTACGTGCAGGTAAAGTTATCTTGACAAATGGTAATCCCGCTGAGATTCTACAGCCATTTAACTTTGGTCAGGTCAGTCAGATTACCTTCGCACAGGCAAGTGCTCTACAACAGATGGTACAGACCGCTACGGGCGCTGTAGACTCCACTGGTGTGTCAGGTGGTATTAACGGAGAAGCTACGGCAGCGGGCATCTCAATGAGCTTAGGGGCTATCATTAAGCGTCACAAGCGCACTTTGATTAACTTCCAAGAATCATTCATCGTACCCTTCGTCACTAAGGCTGCTCATCGCTACATGCAGTTTGAACCTGAGATGTACCCTGTTGCTGACTACAAGTTTGATGTGTCTAGCTCTCTGGGCATTATTGCTCGTGAGTATGAAGTTACACAGCTCGTACAGTTACTACAGACCATGTCTCCGGACACCCCTATGTACCCTGAATTAGTTAAATCAATTGTTGACAATATGAATTTGTCCAATCGTGAAGAGCTTATCGCTAAGCTTGACCAAGCTAATCAGCCTAACCCAGAAGCACAGCAGGCACAACAGGCTGCACAGCAGGCTCAGTTACAGTTCCAAGCTTCACAGACTGCTGCACTCAACGGACAAGCCCAAGAGTCACAGGCACGAGCTGCTAAGGCTGCTGCTGAAGCACAGGCTGTACCACAGGAGCTTGAGATTGACCGTATCAGAGCAGTTACAGCTAACCTTCAGGCTGGAGATGCAGACGACAAAGAGTTCCAGAAGCGTCTTAAAATCTCTGAGCAGCTACTGAAGGAGCGTGAAGTAGCTATTAAGGAAGTAGCTAAACAACCTAACCCGCAACCTACAGAAGGGCAATTGCAATAATGATACTAACACTTAAGATGTTCAGTGACGCTATGGAGCAAGTAAACGTAGCGTTTGGAGCAGCAAATAAAAAGATTGACAAACTACAATTAGAAGTTAAAGAACTTAAAGCTAAACAGGAGAAGCCCAGTGGCGACACCAAGAAAGGGAAAAGCAAAGGTTAAAGTAACCTCTAGTGGTAAGAAGGTAAGCTACGGTCAGGCTGGTAAAGCTAAGGATGGAGGTTCCCGTGTAAGAGCGGGGACGGCCAAAGGTGACAGCTACTGCGCTAGAAGCCTTGGCATTAAGAAAGGGCTACCTAAAGCTAAGCAGAATGACCCTAACACCCCTAACAACCTTTCTCGTAAGCGTTGGAAGTGTTCTGGGGCTAAATCTAAGAAGTGAGGTGTTAAGTGAAGTGTTCAGTATGTGACAGCAAAAAGAATAAAAAGACAGCTAAAAGCAACAAGATGCCTATTAGAGGGCAGCGGGCTGTAAAGAACAAGGCTAAGAATAAGAAGAAATAATGCTTGACTTTTGCTCTGAAATATGCTATAATGTACTATAGTATACTTTAGTAAGTTACTTAAATTTTAAACCTTAAACTGTCCAGTAAAGGATAAACAGTATGATTGACAAAGAATTAGAAAAGTATTACGAAAACATGTACACGTTGTTCCGTAACGAAGGCTGGAAGTCTCTTCTTGCTGATTTACAGGCTAACTCTGTACACATTAACTCAGTAGAGCAGACTACAGACGAGAACAACCTGCACTTCCGTAAGGGTCAACTCTCTATTATTGCTAGTCTTTTAACATTGGAACAGCAGGTTATCGCCGCAGAGGAACAGGCACAGGAAGAGCCTGAAGAAGAAGAAGAAGAAGCATCCTAATGCGGGTCATGTTTGATTTCCAATGTTCAGAAGGACATATTACTGAGTTATTTATAGACAGTAATACTAAGGAGGCTGACTGTGCTACTTGCAGCCGGCTTGCTAAAAAAATGATTACCCCTGTTCGCAGTAAGATTGACCCTATTTCTGGTGATAATGTAGGTGCTACGATGAAATGGATGAAGATGCGCGAACAGAAACTGAAGCAAGAGCGTAAGGCCAACTCTGAGTAATCAGAAGCTTTACTTACATGAAACCTCCACAATGATAATAAATCACGGAGTTTAATAATGGCAACACTTATAGACGAGCGTCCAGAGGACATCAACGAAGAAGAAGAAATTACATCTTTTAATACAGCTCCTGAACCAGAGGAAGCTCCACAACAAGAGCCAACCCCTCCAGAAGAAACTGTAACTGAAGAAGACATCCCTGAGAAGTACAAAGGAAAGTCAACTGCTGATATTGTAAGGATGCACCAAGAGGCTGAAAAGCTTTTAGGTAGACAGAGCAGTGAAGTAGGGGAGTTACGTAGCGTAGTTGATAGTTACATTCAGACACAACTCGACACAAACGATACACCAGCACCAACGCAAGAACCTGAAGAAGAAGTAGATTTTTTCTCAGACCCAGACAAGGCTGTCGCTAGAGCTATTGCTAATCACCCTTCAATTAAGAGGGCTGAGGAAACAACTCTACAAAACAAACGTGCATCTGCGCTGTCACAACTAAACCAACGACACCCAGATATGCAAGAGGTCATCGCTGACTCTAAGTTTGTTGACTGGATTAAAGGCTCTAAGATTAGAACCCAGCTCTTTGCTCAGGCAGACCGTAGTTATGATTACGAAGCCGCAGACGAACTCCTGACTAACTGGAAGGAACGTCAAGGTGTAGTAACTCAGACCTTAGCTGCTGAGAAGGCAGGACGTAAGGAAGCAATTAAGTCAGCCTCTACAGGAAGTACAAAGGGTAACGGACAACAACAGTCTAGAAAAATTTACAGACGTTCAGACATTATTAAACTTATGCAGGACGACCCAGAACGGTACTTACAACTTAGTGATGAAATTACTAAAGCGTATGCCGAGAAGAGAGTCCGCTAACTCAAATATTATTATTTAAAGGTATTATCTCATGGCTACATCAGTATATCCCGCCACAGGCGGCATGGTTGACAACACAAGCGCAGCTAAGTTTATCCCAGAAATCTGGAGTGACGAAGTTATTGCAGCATACAAGTCTAACTTAGTTCTGGCTAACCTCGTTAAGAAGATGAGCATGTCAGGCAAGAAAGGCGACACTATTCACGTACCTAAGCCTCTTCGTGGTTCCGCTAACGCTAAAGCAGCTAACACCGCTGTTACTATTCAGAACGGAACTGAAGAAGAAGTATTGATTTCTATCGACAAGCACTTTGAATTCTCTCGCTTGATTGAAGACATCACCGAAGTACAGGCTCTGGCTTCTCTCCGTCAGTTCTACACTGGTGACGCAGGCTACGGTCTGTCCAAGCAGGTTGACGAAGATTTGTTCCTGTTGGGTAAGAAGTTTGGTGATGACAACGGTAGTGGTTCTGACTGGGTTCACAGCAACACTTATAACTTCTCTGGCTCTGCCGGTATCGAAACTTACGCTGCTGACGCAGTAGCTGCTGGTGACGTATTCAACGATGCTGGTTTCCGTGCTGCTATTCAGGTTCTGGATGATGCAGACGTTCCTATGGACGGTCGTTCTTTCGTAGTTCCTCCTTCCATCCGTAACGCTATCATGGGTGTTGACCGCTACATGTCTTCTGACTTCGTAGATGGTCGTGGTGTTAAGAACGGTCAGATTGGTAACCTGTACGGCATTGACGTATACACTACTTCTAACTGTCCTGTACTTGAGACTGCTGCCCAGAACAGTGCTGGTGGTGAAGTTAAAGGCGCAATGTTGTTCCACAAGGACGCTATGGTTCTTGCTGAGCAGCAGGGTGTTCGCTCTCAGACTCAGTACAAGCAAGAGTTCTTAGGTACTCTTTACACTGCTGATACTCTGTACGGTACTCAGGTACTTCGTCCAGAAGCAGGTATCGTTCTAGCTGTAAACGGCTAAGACAACTAAGGGGCTCCTTAACGGGAGTCCCTTTTTCTACATCCTCATCTTTCTTTTTTTTATTATTTTTTTTCGTAGGGGCTATGAATGGCTATTTATCGAGGAACGGGAGGAGCCAGTGATTCAACTGATGATTCCACAATATCCGCAGTAACCACACAGGCAGGCATAGCTACTACTAAAGCAAATGAAGCAGCTAGTAGTGCTACTAACGCTAACACTAGCGCAACTAACGCAGCCTCCTCAGCAACAGCAGCTTCAGGCCACGCCAGTACATCTTCCGACAACGCAACGGCTTCATCTGGTTCAGCAACGGACGCATCTAATTACGCTACGGCAGCGTCTAACTCAGCTACAGCAGCATCTAATTCAGCAACAGCAGCAGCTAACTCCGCTAGTACAGCAAACAGCACTGAAGTACAAGCAGTAGCAGCTAAGACTACAGAGATTACAGGTGTCTACAACGACATCGCTAACGTCAATACTGTTGCAGGTAATATTGCTGACGTAAACACTGTAGCTACTAATTCTTCCAACATCACAGCAGTAGCTGGAGATGCTTCAGACATTGGTACAGTAGCTGGTTCTATTAGCAACGTAAACACTGTTGGTGACAACATTGCTAGTGTAAATACTGTAGCAGGTAACAACACAAACATTAATACTGTAGCTGCTGACGCAAGCGACATTGGCACAGTAGCTGGTATCTCCGGTAACGTAACTACCGTAGCAGGTATAAGCAGCGACGTAACAACTGTAGCTGGCCTAGAGTCTAAGATGGACACTGTCATTGCTGATGCAAGTGACATAGGTACAGTAGCGGGTAATATTGGTGATGTAACAACAGTAGCTGGTATTAGTAGTGACGTAGATACAGTAGCCGGTATAAGCGCTGACGTTACGTCTGTAGCCGCGACTCCGCTTAGCACTAACATTAATATTGTAGGGCCAGCAGCGTCTTCAGTAACTACTGTTGCAGGTGACATAGCTAAGGTTAACACTGTCGCTGCTGACCTCAGCGGTTCCGATACTATTGGAACTGTCGCAGGCATTGCTACTGATGTTACAACTGTGTCCGGCATATCTGCTGACGTAACTACTGTAGCCGGTATTACTGCTGGTGATATATCTTTAGTTGCTGCTATTGACGACAAGGTAGAAACTGTAGCCGGTGTCAGCAGCGCTGTCACAAACGTGGCTGCTATTGCTTCTAATGTAACCACAGTCGCCAATGTTTCTTCTGACTTAGCCTTGGTAGCTGCTATTGACGACAAGGTAGAAACTGTCGCAAC